CAGAGGGCGGCATGTTCTTTAACATGATGGCAGAGCAAAGCAAAACAACAGGTGGTCAAATATCAATGCTTGGTGATAGTTGGGAGCAGTTAAAAGTAAACATTGGTAAAAGCCAAACAGGGATAATTGCGGGAACGGTATCATTTGCAAATAGATTAGTTGGTTACCTTGCAAATAGTTTTAAGGTAGGCAATTCAATGGTTGAGAATTTTACAAAATACAATGCTCAACAATTTACATGGTACGAGTCATTTTTTGAGTCAAAATCTTATTCATTAGTAAAAAGTTTTCAAAAGTTTACCGATGCTATGTTTAGCGAAAAACCCGCGCAAACATATACACAAGCAGCAGAGCAATTGCGCCAATTGATTAAAATGTCGGAAGCAAACAAAGCTATGCTTTCGAGTGGTGCAATAGATTTAACTGATTTTATTAGAAGGCAAGCAGTGATTAAAGGCGGTTTTGAAGCCGTTAAAAATCAAATGCAATTGCTTAAAACACCTGTCACAACAACACAAGCCGCAGCCAAAGGAATGGGTGCTGCAACAACTGAAACAGCCAAAGGCAAAGGCGGTACTTCGACATCTGTTGTTGAAAGCAGGGGAGTGCAAAACTTCAACATATCAATCAAAGAGTTTGGCAATATTGTTTTGAACACTACCAACATCAAAGAGGGTGCAACACAAATAAAAGAAACAATTACACAAGCGTTAATCGAAGCGGTTAATGACTTCCAACTTATGGCTACAAAATGAGTTTAAAGTTTTACATACCATCACCGGCAGCAAAGACAAACTTTCGCACCTTATCAAAGGGGTTCGGACTTCCATTGGTGCAACGTGCGATAGTTGAAGCAAGGAATTTCAACATCACAACAGATCCGCCAGATGCAACAAGTTTATTGGGCACACCTGTTTACGATACGTTGTTCATTGAACGACCTAATTATACTACGTTTGAATTTAATGATTTTACGAATAAATACGTACAAACAGCAAGTGCGCTTGATTATAATAAACCCGCAGGGCAGGCGATAACCAATGACACGCCAGATAGCACTATTGGCCTATTTCTTAACGGTGTTATCATTGATGCAACTATTGTAAAAAATATCATTAAAACAGAATTAATTGACCACGTTGGAACGGTTAAAGAGTATATCGGGCAAGGTGATATTGACTTGACTATACGTGGCTACGTGGCAACACAAAACCCCGATGAATATCCCGATGTTGAAGCGAGGTTGATTAAGGCATACGCATCTGCACCCGTGGCATTAAATGTAACATCAAGATTTTTGAATGAGATATTAGGGGTAAACAAAATAGTTGTTGATAGCTTAAACATGCAACAGCAACAAGGGATGCGTAATGTGCAATACTTTCAACTTAACTGTTCAAGTACAGTTGATTATACCATAGCCGAGAAGAAGAATGTTTAGGATAGTTTGCCGTATAATATTAGAGCAGCAGGGCAATGGCCGCAATCAAACGTTTATCTTTGATAAGGTCAACAAGGTAACGGTAACACGCTCATTTGACAAGCAAACACAAACGGCATCAATAACTTTACCGCGTAATGTGATATACAACAGCAAGAACATTTACGAGGGCGCAAACGCATTGATGCGCAGGGGCGATAAGGTTACAATCATTGGCGCATATTACCCAAACGAAACCGTTATATTCACAGGTTACATTGCAAAGATTAACAACAATGTACCTATTGAATTATTATGCGAAGATGAAATGTTTTTATTGAAGCAGGCCATAGCACCGAACTTAACTTTTAAGTCGGTTAATTTGCGCACGTTTTTAGAAAAGATGCTTGAAAACACCTCAACACCATTCAAGGCCATCAATGCTGAATTAGGGCAGATACGGTTACAAGGGGCAAGCATCGGTAAGGTGTTGCAAGTATTACGTGACCAATACGGATTGTTTTCGTTTTTTGTTGATGGCGTGTTAAAGGTCGGTTTGCCCTTTTATAAAGACACAGCGCAATCCGCAGTTTTTTTGTTTGAGAAAATGATATACGATGGCATGGAATTGACCTATCTAAAAAAGGATGATGTTAAGGTCCAAGTCAAAGGTATATTGATTAAGAACAATGACCGTGAGGAGTTTACTTATGGTGACCCCACAGGTGATATTCGAACGGTGTTTCAATACGGTGGAACGAAAGCCGATTTAGATGTTAAGTGCAATTCGTTTTTAGAGCAAGCGAATTACACAGGTTATTATGGCAGTTTTAAAACGTTTTTAGAGCCGAAAATGATACCCGGTGATTATGCCATTGTTGACAGTTGGAAGTTCCCCGAAAGAAAAGGAACGTACCTCATCAAGTCAGTAACAACAGAGGTAAGTGTTGATGCAGGTGGCAAGCAAACAATTGAATTAGAACGTAGAATATTATGAGTAAGGAAGTAACGGACATAAGGCAAGCAATACAAGCATTAAGCGGTATCACTGATTTGACTTACGAGGGTGTAGCGTGCAAGGTGAGCGACATTGATTTGGCTACGTTCACCTGCACATGCACTCCGATAAACGGTGATGCAGAGTTCTTTGATGTGCTACTCAATGCCGATGCCGATAAGGGATTTACATTGATACCCAAAGATGGCAGTGTTGTAATCGTGCAACAAACATCACAGGCAACGGCCTACGTTAGCATGGTGAGCAAGGTGGACCAAATATACTTGGCAGGCGATGCGAATGGGGGGTTGGTTAAGGTGAATGATTTAGTAAGCAAGTTGAATAATTTAGAAAATAAAGTAAACGCAATGATTTTAATATTTAATGCGCATGTTCATGCAGGAGTAACACCCGGCACTGGAAGTTCTTTAGTAACTCCAACATTGATTGCAGGAACATTAATACCAACAACAGCAAACGAATTACAAAACAACACAGTCAAACATGGCAACGGTTAATTAATTATATTTGCGATATGGAAAAACAACTATTAGAAAACAGATTTGCCAAAGTAAACAATGATGAATTTGGCTTTGTGTATCAATATGCCGATACTGATTATGTGTTTAAACATGGCAACTTTATACTTTCGCCAAAGTTTGAATATTGTGTTGAAAGTGATAATAAAATAATACCAATATCCGAACCTTTTACAGATTTTGAAGATGTTAAGATGTTGTTTTATTTGTTGACCAAAAGAGAAGATATTGAAGAACTATACTCATTAATTGACAAACATGGCAACGGCTAAAGATTTCTTGCAAAACAACGATAACGATTTGCTAATTGAAAACAATGATTTCGTTATCGGAAATAGTGATGAAGACCACATTGTTGACATTATCAATTCAGCGCAGGGCGATTGGAAGGAATACGTGCTTTGTGGTGTGAATATTGATAACTACCTCAACAGTAGTGGTGCGCAGTTGCAATTAAAGAAACAGATACTATCACAACTTGCGCAGGATGGGTATTCATCAATAACGGTTAACTTCAGCGATAACAATTCAACTAACTTCGAGGTCGATGCAATACGTAGTTAAGAATGGACAAGTGATTTACGATGTTGCCGTACAACTTTACGGTGATGCTCAATACTCGGTTAAGCTATGTACGGATAACAACATAACGATAACCGACTCAATTGATGGCCTTACATTGACTTATGATGAATTTATTAAGAAGAACATCATAGCCGCAGCGATAAAGCAACAGAACACACCACAGCAACCCGATAACAGCTATTACATTAAGCAAACGCAATCTGTTTATGATTTAGCGTTGCAGTTTGGTTACGGCATTGATGAAGTTGCCAATTTTTGTCAACTCACAGGGTTAGATATTACTTCCGATAGCGTTGGCGGACAAATAATTCAAGTTACTAAATTGCCTAATAATTTACCTCTTAATAGTATATTTGCCACACAGTTTTTTGAGGAGCAAGTGGTGGGTTATATACTTATGGAAGATGGGTTTTACTTGTTGCAGGAAAACGATAATAAAATACTACTATAATGTCTGATAAAAAGATAAGTGGCTTAACATCCGCAGGTGCGTTAGCAGGCACGGAGCCAGTGCCAATTGTGCAAGGTGGTGTAACGGTTAAAACAACCGTTCAAGATATTGCAGACCTTTCCACCCCCGACTTACAACAAGTGTTAGATGCGGGGAGTGTAGCGACAGGCGAAATTAGGATTGATGATGGGGGAGGTGATGAAGTGCATGTTGCTGCAAGTTACGTGCGTATTATAAACCCATTAGGCGGTGCAGCTACTATCGCTTCACCAACATTAGACGAACAAGTTGTCTTTGAACTACCCGACAAACCCGCAGGAACACAAACCTTTGCAATGTTGAGTGATTTAACAGGGTTGGGCGGTATAACAAAGGCAACGGCAGCGGGTACAGATACATACACAACAACAATCACAGGTGTTACAGGATATGCCGATGGCGATACTTACTTGATAAGATTTACCAACGGCAACACAACAGGGGCAACGCTGGACATTAACGATGGGACTTCGTTCCTTGGCGCAAAAACACTTTACAGAAATAACGATGGCGCAATAATAGGCGGTGACATTTGGGCGGGTGCTGAAATGCTTTGCGTGTTTAACTCAACTCTTGATGGCTTTCAATGTATCGGTACAAGTCCGAATAGCTTGTTTGCTTACATTACAAATGATGATAGCGTGACGATAACAAAGGGGCAAGTGGTGTATGCGTTTGGCGGTACAGGTGATAGAATGACCGTTAAGTTGGCAAATAACCAAAGTGATTTAACATCGGCAAGAACGGTTGGTGTAGTATTCTCGGCAAGTATAGCAGCCAATCAAAAGGGCATCATTATTATGCAAGGTTTGATTGATGGGTTGAGCATTTTGGGTTCGCCTTTTGTTGATGGGGATAGCGTTTATTTAGGTGCTACAAACGGGTCAATCACAAGAACAAAGCCATACGCACCTAATCATTTAGTGTATGTGGGAACGGTAACAACTGCAAGCGCAGGTTCAGCAGGTCGAATGTATGTTAATATACAAAACGGCTACGAATTGGAAGAGTTGCACGATGTTAGTGCGCAAACACCTGCGGACAAAGATGGATTGTTTTACAATTCAACAACTTCATTGTGGGAGGCCAAAGCACTTAAAGTAAGCGACAACACCAATGGAACGGCAGTTACAGGAACAACGGCAAACACGCTTTCAAAAAGTTTGCTTGTAAAGGCAAACACGCTTAAAGCGGGGTCGGTTGTTATATTATTAGCAAGGGCGGCAAAAACAGGCAATGCAGGCACAATCCAACTGCGCTTATATTGGAACACAACGGCATCACTTACAGGTGCAATATTGTTAGCAACTACGGCAGCAGGTGCATCAAGTAGTGTTTTTTCGCAAATGTCAAGGTGGATACCTGTTGAGGTGGCGAACGGAACAGGAAATGGAACACGTATGTTCACAGCCACAACATTTGCAGCTACTGACTTCGGAGTATCAACGGCTGCGATTTCTACACTTGCACTTGATTGGACAGTTGATAGCTACTTAATATGCGCTATTCAAAATGGTGCAGCAGGTGATAGTTCAGTATGTAATGTTTTATCAATCACGTAACAATGACAATATACAACAAGCAAGTAACAAGCACATATTTTGAGCAAATAGACGAATTGGGATGCCACATTGAACTTGATGGCTGCATCACATTCGTTTACCTTGCCGATACCGAATACAAAACAATGGATGAACTCAAAACAGCAGTTGAAACCTTATGAACCAAGACATAGCGCAAGCGCACAGCACGATTACTGATTTATTTGGCGGCACAATATTAGGTGCTATACTGCAAGTGATGATAGGCACTACTACTTTATTTGTTGAACTTTATACAAGCGGAGTTGATATGGACGAATTTACTAAGTGGGCAATAAAAATAGGTTCGTTAATCGTGGTTATTTTAGGTATTGTCAACGGTTGGCTGGCTTACAAGAAGAACAAAATTGAGTTGGAACGGTTAAAAAATGACCAACGAAACAATAGCAGTCGTTAAGCCATTCGTAGCGGTTGCAATCGTAGCCGTTGTGTTTGTGGTGCTTATGCGAGCAGAGTATCGCAGGGCAGTTAAGACCGTGCTTGGTGCGGTGTTGGTTTGGTTAGGTTTGCGAGATTGAATTTAATTACTATCTTTGCCGGCAAACTAAAACAAAAACCTATGAGCCGAAACCAAAGAAAATTATTCCAAGCGACCGTGTTTGCGGTCATTTCAGTAGTCATGAACACAGCCGTGTTGCATGACATTAAAAACATTGCATTAGAGATTATTACAATGGAAAGCCGATTGCTTCAAGTATTCTGCTGCTTGTCATTAAGCGCTGTGCTTGCTACGTTGCCGATAACATTATTCACTTGGTATAAAAGTATAAAGCAATGAAACAGACAGCAGTTGAGTGGTTAGCAAGTGAAATAAACTCAAGAGGCCCAAAAGAAAACAATCCTCCACAATGGTTGCAGGAACTTTATGACCAAGCCAAAGCAATGGAAAAGGAGCAGATAATGAATGCTTTTGATATTAGAAAGGTTGATATTGCATTTGACAAGAAAACGACATCAGAACAATACTACATCGAAAACTATGAAACCATTTGAAAGCCGTGATTTAAAAGACTTGCACCCTATATTAGCGGATGCGTACCTCAAAGCAGAAGCCGTGTTTAATGCACAAAACGGTGATGTTAACGTGATAAGAACTTGCACGTATCGTAACAATGCTATGCAACAAGTTTATTTCAATAAAAGGCCGAAAATAACCAATGCAAGACCTGGTGAAAGTCCGCACAATTATAACCCCTCATTTGCGTTCGATATAGCGTTCGTTCGCAATAGGAAGTTAGATTGGTCACCAAAGTATTTTAAAGCGTTTGCAGACATTATTAAAAGCATATCAAATGATGTTGAATGGGGTGGCGATTGGGTGCGTTTCAAAGATGCACCACATTTTGAATTAAAAAATTGGAGGGCAAAACTATGATTAAAGGCAAACGATACAACTACTCGGGCAAAGTAATAACCTACTTGCGACTAATTAACATACCCATTGGTGGTAAGTTAATGCCACATATGGAGTTCGCAGCCGAAAGCGGTAATAAGTTTACAATGACTATCAAAGAGTTTGAACGGTTGAAATTAAAAGAAGTGATATGAGCGAAGCGGTTAATCATCCAAAGCATTACGGTGGTGAAAACAACCCGCTCGAAGTCATTAATATTATCAATCATTACAAGTTAAACTTTGAACTTGGCAACTTGATTAAATACGTATTACGTGCCGATAACAAGGGTAACCGTAAACAAGACTTGCAAAAAGCATTGTGGTACTTACAATATGAAATTAATAAACACAGTAGTGCTTGTGGCTAACGGTGGCGGCTTTAAGAAGTGGCTGCCTAAAAATTACTTCATTTGACAAACAATGCTTATGGCAGACATTTTTTAAAGGTGCTGTTGTAAGCTGTAAAAATTACTATTATGGCAACGGTTTACAAAGTAGAATTGGTATCACATTGGGCAAATTTCACAGAAGCTCAATTGAAAATGTTACTTGAAAAAGCAATTAAACAAGTTAAAGAATTTACAAATAATGGAAATGAAATTACAATTGAGGTTAAGGAGCGCAAGTAATTTTTATTGCGCATAACTACCCACTACTCGCAAACACAACAATAAACAAACATGAAAATACTTGATAGCTTTAAGAACATAAAGGGCAACTATTCAGCACGTAAGTTGAGCGCATTCGTAGCCGTTTCAACTTCGATATACATCACTGCAAGGTTGATACCAGAAGCCGCTCAAATCGATGCGCTTTATGCTTGGCTGATATTCGCTGCGGTGTGTATGGGGATAGTTACGGTTGAGCAGATAGTGAACTTACGGAGCAACACCCCAACCCAACCCAAAGTAGATATGAGAGAGGAGGGTGCAGGATGTTAGTGTGCAACCCACGAATAATGACCTTTAAGTTTACCGTTCCCGATATGCTTCCAAGCGAGGGCATTCAAAAGATTGCGGGGTTCAGCCGTGGGCATCATCACATCAACTCGGTGCGCATAGGCATCAATCGAAGCGAAGATACAAGTACCTGCAGATTATTCTTATACACCTACCTAAACGGCAAGCAAATAAGCAAGTACATTGGTGAGGTGCAAGTAGGTGAGTTGTGCCACGTAACATTGAAAATGAGCCGTTACGAATACTATTGCATTGTCAATGATATGACACAAGGGTTTAGCTTCCCAAGCCGTAGAACATTGCCAATCGGTTATACTTTGAAACCGTATGCAGAGGAAGATTATACAGGTAAGCGGATCCCATTCAAAGTCAAAGTTGAAAACATTATAGTAGTATGAGGGTATATTTACAACTTGCGGCCTTATTGCTTGTGTTGGTGGCCATGACTTACCGTACATGCCATAGAACAAACATTGAGCCGTTTAATGTCGGCCACAACCTTGATAGTTTATTGAACCAAACCGAAGTATTACGTGAACGTGCAAGAATAGCCGAAGCTAAAAGCCGTGTGCGAGATACCGTTTATGTTACAAGGGTAAAGTACATTCGCACCATTGCACCTGCCGAGTGTGATACGTTCATTCAGTTGGTGATCCAAGAATGCGATACATTGATACAGATAAAAGAAGTTGAGATTGCCGTTAAAGATAGCGTAATTGTTGCCGACTCAACGCTCATTGTAGCTCAACATAAAGAGATACGCAAACAGCGCAGACACAAGCGCATTGCGGTATTAGGGGCGGTAATGATATTTATTTTGTCAATATTGAATTAATTACTATATTTGACCACGTTTTCATAGGGCGTAAAATTTGTTTTAAAGGGCAGTTCAGAAATGAGCTGCTTTTTTGTTTTTAACATATTTTAACAAATAAAAGTTTGGAGATATGAAAAATAGGTTGATATTTGTGCCAACAAATTAAAACAAATAACTATGACAACAACAGCACTAAAAACCAAAAAAATCACAATGGCAACATTGAAAAGTTTTATCCGCAAATCAGAATCTTTATTTGTACTTACTGAATCATCTTTTGATGGCATGACTGATTGTGTGGAGAAAAATAACAATCAAAAATTATTAGCAGTTTCAAAAGAAAATGCAATAGGGATTCAGGGTGTATGGTGTGTAGGTTCAAGCCGAGATTGGTTTTCTTTTTATGAAAATGAAACGCATTATGGAATACAAGTATCTAATTGCTGTGGATGCGGAATTTTAATGACAACCAAATAACCAACCCCACGGGGCGCAGCATCCTACACTGCTTAACTTTAAAAACAAATAAACTATGGCAACAATCCTCTTACTAATCTTCACAACAGCAACGCTCACTTGGGCAGCA